TGATATAGGTAGTATTGGATAAGATCCATCTGCTCTTTGTTGTAATTCATTCTGAAAAGATTTTCTATTACTTGTAGAAACTTCTCCTCATATACGGTCATATCAACTCCTAGTTCAGACTCCATAAAGTCCTTTCTATCTTCTATTTCTCTCAGTAAGAGAATAGATTCTATAAAGAGTTTCTTTTCCATTACACTTCCTGTTAATCCCTTCTGGGATATTGTTATATTAGTCTGTAAGTAATTGCTTACTATTTCCTTGAGTACCTTCTTCATACGTAAATTGTTTTACTCCGAATAGAATTTGGAATTGATCAATAGGTAGCATTTTTGTTAATGAAAAAAACTTAACTGCTTCTTGTAATGATAATGCCTCACAGGCACCAATTGCTTCCTGTTTAGGATCATTTTTTGAATAAAAACAAAACTTCATATATAATTATTTTTGAGGTTGACTTGATTGTGCTAATGCTTGTCTTATTATTTTATCAACATATTCGATATAGATAAAAAATCCTATGATAGTTTTATCTTTTAATTGTCTATCTCTTTCTACTTTCATTCCGATAGAAGCTAATCCCTGGTCTAGTTTACTCTCCAACTCCATTGCAAGTTCATCTTGCTTTTGTTTATTCATTCCGTTGAACTGAGTTGGCAGGAATTGAACTTTGATTCCTTTTTTATTTGGATCTTCATTTACATCTACCTTAAGTACAAATTTCTGTCCTTGAAAGTTTACTGTAGTTACTTCTGAGAGTATTTGTTTGATTTCGTTTATTAGTGACATATTGTTTTTGTTATAAATAGTTTAGTTTTTAATACACTTCAAATCGATGTTGTGGGTTAACCTCTGGATTAGCTACTTTAATCTTTTCTTCTATATTGTTTATTTTATTTTTTATAGACAGTATGAGCCCTCCTACTTCCCAATCACCTTCCTCAGCACTATGTATAATGTGTTGTAAATTTGTAAAGACATTGTCGTAAGTGTCTTGAGTAACTTCACTTAACTTAAATGAAAGTACTATATCTCCTTTTACTTCTCCTAGAATAAACCTATCCTGCAAGTTCTCTGTGTTGTATAAATAAGAATACTTCCCCCAGTCTTCTTCACTAAAATTTAATAATTCATTTGCATACCTATGTTCATCTGTATTTACAAGAAAATTATATGCATCTATATGGCTTACTGATACTTTATCAAAGAACATTTCTATTGCAGAGAGTGCTGTAAAATGTGGAGAGTCTATTTCTATATTAGCTACGATATTGTAATGATAGTTAAAAGGCTTACCGTGACTAAATGCTCCCCACTTCCTAAACATTCTAGTCATTTCAACTCCATCTGCTTGTTCTTGCATTCTTGCTCTTGCCTGAGCTTTCTCATTTACCTTATCAAACCATCCTTTACCTCTGCTTGATGTACAAGTAAAATGGTATACTAAAGCTTCCCATGTTTGTATAATTTCTGCTCCTGATAGTATAAGTCTGTTTAATATATCTGAATCCTCTCTTGATCTTCTGAATAAGGTATCATGTCCTCCAATACTATTCCAAGTATCTTTATATAAAGTAAATGGGGCAAAGAAATACTCTGTTGAATTGTCTTGACGACTATTCTCACAGTACTTTAAAAACTCTTCATACTTAAATTCGGAAGGAGTTAATCCAAAATTCATTGTATGCTTTTCAGGACCTGGCCCATGTAATGGCGGTTCAATCCTAGTACTTGAAAGAATCATATTAGGCTTAACATGCTTTAGTACGTATTCATCATAGTTTTTACTAATGATCATATCTGATTGTAGGTATGAGACTATATCATGAGAGGCAAATTTAAACATCTCATTTATATTTCTAGCATAACCGTAACATACCGGTAAAATATTCTTAAGTATTTTAAGATCTTTAAATTCCGATTTTTGCTTAAGTAACCATTCAAATGTATTCTCATTATCAGAATCAATAAAAACTATAATCTCATGCTCATCTGATTTTAGATTATCTTTAAGTGATTTGAATAGTAATTTAATATAGTCTAATTCGTTCTTAGCTGTATTAATACAAAAACTAATTGGCTGCATCTGCTAATTTTTTATAAACATTTCTAATTCCTTGCTCTAATCCTACAAAGGCTATCGGAAGCTCACTATAAGTTCCTATATAGTTTTGTCCTGGAAGAGGATCTACTATGTTAATTGGAACTTTATTTACTGATATGGTATTTATTTGCTTAGCTATGTTACTTAGCGAAACAGTATCGTCATATATACAATCTACTTCTTTTAATAGGTCTTTACCTGTTACATAATGTTCTACTATGGAGATTAGATCTGGCATATAAATAAAATCCATCAGCTTGTCTTGATGTATCTTTATTGGATCTCCTTGCAATACATTTTTAATACTGGTTTTTATAAATCTTGTGTCTAATTCATCTTCATCAAATACTCCGTATATTCTTAAAGTATAGAAGTTATCGTATTTATAGACTAATTTATTAATAATACTCTTACTATGTCCATATGGAGTTTCTGTTAAGTATCTTTCAGCTCCTGAGCCTATATTAATTAGTTTACTAAAATGATCTTTTTTTGATAATAAATTATAGAACATAACTAAATTCCAAAAAGAAATAGTTTCATCTGGATCTCTAGGAGTAGCTGCTCCTTTTATAGCTGTATGGATAACTACATCAAAATATTTATCTTTAAAAAACTTATCCACAGATTTACTATCTGTTAAGTCTAGTTCATCTCTACCAGGAGCTAGTATATGATATTTCTCCCATAAACTTTTTGTAATCCTTTTTGCTAGATAGCCATTTCCGCCTGTAATTAGTATTTTCATCGCTTTAAGTTCATATAAATTGGAGTTCTCTTTTGTAATGTATACTTAAAGTAGTCTGCTAATTCTTCATCTGTCTCCGGATGATATGTTTTAATGTTATCAAATACTCCCATGATTCGTTTATCATCATGTGACCAATGTGAGAATCCTAAGTAACCATATTCTTTATCTCTTCCTCCACCAATAATATTTACAGGAATCTTTTCATGATCTAAATAATTTCTAATCATTTCAAAAGGTCTGTAGATTGCAAAAGGAGTTATAGAGTACACAAACGGAATCTTTCCTTCCATAGCTAATCCAATAGCCATTCCCATCATAACCATTTCAGAAGAACCTACATTATGAAAACGATCAGGATACGTATCTCTAATATTATCCCATAATCCATATCCTAGGTCACCTGTTATTAAATGTATGTCCTGGTTGTGCTCCATTGCTTGGTGCAGTAAACTTGCAAACGTTCTTCTCATATTACGATTCTAAAACTTGATTATAATTATCTTCATTCATTACATGGTAGTGTGCATTTAATCCTTTTAGGAAAGGATACTGCTCTACTGTAGTGTATCTTAAATTAATTGTAGGTAGGAATGCTTTTAATCTAGCTGAGATATAATCTTGATCAACTTCTTTATATGCACATAATCCATTTATGTTAACAAATACTTCTATGTTTTCAATCTTTTCTTCTACAATGGTCTTTAAAGATTCCCAAATACTTCCTTCTGCTGCTTCACCATCACTTATCAATACCCAAACCTTTCTTTTTGGATTAGCTACTGCCCTACCTAGAGCAATTGTTAATCCTAATCCTAGACTTCCTGTTGAGCAGTATATTTTATTCTCTTCATCTCTGTGAGGATGTCCTCCATGTTTGATAAATAACCCCTCAGCATTTATTCCGTGATACTTTTCTAAACACACATACATTGCTAAAGATGCATGCCCTGAGGATAGAATAAAAATATCGTCTTTATCCATTTTAGAGAAAATTTCATCAACTATACTTACACTCGATAAATAACTTCCTAAATGTCCTAGCTTATGTTTGTAAGCTATTTCAACTATTCTCTTTTTTAATGCTACCATATAAATTTTTCTTTATAATACTCTACAATATACTCCAACTCAGTATTAAACTCAATTTGAGGCTTCCATCCTAATGCTCTTATCTTATCGTCATTCAAAGCATATCGAACATCTTGTCCTTGTCTATCATATGAGAAGTCTACAAAGTCTTCTAATATGTAAACTTGATCCTTATTATACAATGTAAGAACTTTTTTGATGGTTTCCAAATTACTTTGCTCAAATCCTCCACAGATATTGAATATTTCATTCTGTACTCCTGATTCAATTATCTTTATAACTGCATTGGCTGTATCTTGAGCATGAAGCCAAGTTCTGATTGGAGTACCTCCATTGTGTAGAGGAATCTTCTTACCAAGTTTTAAATACTTTAAAGCTTTTGGAATTAGCTTTTCAACGTATTGACCTATTCCATAATTATTTGTTGGACGAACTATTACATAAGGAAGGTTATAAGTTCTACCCCATGCTGTTACAAGCATATCTGCTGCAGCTTTTGTAGCTGAATATGGATTGGAAGGTTTAAGTAAATCTGTTTCGATATGTTCTCCCTCTTCTATATCTCCGTATACTTCATCTGTACTGAAGTGGAGTAATATAGGTTTTGCTGAATGCTCTCCTCTATGATTCTTAATTAGCTCTAGTAAATTGTGAACTCCATTTATATTTGAAGATACAAATTCATCTGAGTTGGCAATTGAATTACCTACATGAGTTTCAGCTGCTGTATTGATTATGTAATCACAGTCATATAAGAATTTTAAATCATTTATATCACAGTTAACAAATGAGAAGTTACTATATTCTTTAAACTCTTTTAGTAGAGCTTTATTGGCTGCATATGTTACTTTATCAACTCCCTTAACATACCATCCCTTACTAAGGCATACTCTTGTTACGTAGGATCCTATAAACCCTAAACAACCTGTTACGTAAACTACTTTTGTCATTCTATAAAAAATTATTTATTTTTAGGTACTCATCTACTATATCCAAGTACTCTTTAGGCTTACCCTTACCTTGTGTATGTCCTATAAAGTGAGTTATTTTTGACTCTAAAGATGGACCCCATCCTCCAAGTTCTTTTATTTCACTCAACTCCCCATACTTAGGATGCATTCCAAAGTTCGGTAATACAAAATACTCCTCAGGATTTAATATATGAGGTTCGTTTTTAGGTAGGACTGTATTCATTAGTCCAAAAAAGGATTGCTGCTGCGTATCAATCACAAACCTCTCTGGTCCGAAGAATTCCTTCCCTTCAGAATCTAAAACTGATTTGTATTCAAATAAATCTAAGATCATTTTAAATCTATCTACCGATAAAAACTCATCATAAATACTTAAATCAATACCTTGAAATCCTGCATTAAATCCAAATCCTTTAGGGTTTCTTGCTACATATGCATGGTAGAAGTTTTCTCCAAAAAGTGCTACTAGTTTCTGAAATAGTACTTTGTCACAGTTACTATTCATTGGTTCGGTTAACATTACAGGTGTTCCTTCTAGTAAAAGGTCTGTTATGTGTTGAAAATTATCATTAATAACAATATCGTCATCGTATATTAAGTAGTAGTGTTTTAGGTGAACCCTCCTGAGGTATTGTGCCATTAATACGTAGTAGATAGCTTTCCATGTAGCGGCTTTCTCTACAAGGTCTACTCCATAATATTCCTCTACATAATTATTAAAGAAAATTTTATCGTACGAGTATAGATTCTTAATTTCAGTATCAATTAAAGAGCTCCACTTCTCATTATCACCTAAGTTACCTTCTTCTATATTGTCCCAAAGTATATGAAACTCAACTCGTACGTCTGGATATAGGTTTTGGATTTTTGATTGTATTTGATGTAGGGCAAAGAAAGATTGCTTGTTCTTAGCTCTCATTAAATTGGATATAACTATTTCTTTCATATTATAATATAGTAATTTAAAATGTATTTAACAACTCTAAAAACCTTTTACATCTCTGTAAATCGTCTCTATGAAAAGGTATCAGGGAAATATAAAGTAGCTTAACTTTATTTTGTAACTCATCTATTGAAAGTGTTGGATGTGTTCGTAATAGCTTGTTTAAAAAGTGATCCCTTAAGCTTTTCAAGTACTCCTTCTGTATAGGCTCATTATGTAATACATAGTCGTATCCTGTTAAGCTTTGCAAAACTTTAGCAAAGTCATAGTATATATCTCCCCCAACTGTTAACTTGTTGTCCCACTCTCCTCTCATATCTATGAAACTACACTTAGCTTCACCTGTAAAGATGTTAGTAAATACAGGATCTCCATGTATACGTCCATACTTATTGTGAAAATGTATATTACATAACTGCTCATACTTAGTAATATCTACTCCTAATTTTTTGTACAAAGAGCTAAATTTTGTAAACCTGTCCTTAACCTTTAAGTTATAAGCCCAGTTAATGTCTACCTTAATATCGTCAGAGATAGAGTTGTGGATTGTATTTAAGGACTCTACTAGGATATCTATATCCATCTTAGAAAGTCTCTGAGAAAGTAGTAGAGAGGAGTATGTTGGTTTTGTTATCCTGAATAGTTGTAGGCTTTGTGGCGTAGTACTAATTATTGCTGGAAAGTATGAATGTAGATGTACCGGAAGTGTATTGTAGTAGTACCTCTCTCCTTCAATGCTTCCTTGCTTCTCAACAGTGTCTCCATTTACAATAATTTTATTATGGGCTCTAGCTGTATGCTCTTCAGACAAATAGAGTCCTGTTGCCTTCTCTAGATTCTTATAAGCTGGTATAGCTTTGTCATCGATGTAGATGTCTGCATAAGGTTTCATTAGTACTAACTCATCATAACACACATTTAATTCTTTTAAAACTTTTTCTATGTGAGGACGTTTTGCCTCTATTTCTTGAATGTTTGAATTTGTTGATAGCATTCCTCTAGCTGTATGTAATATAATTTTACATCCACTCTTATATGCTTGATTACAAAATAGTACATTCTTCTCTATTGCTTTAGGGTTAGTGTATAAATCGTATACAAGTGTCCCATCAATATCAAAGCATAAGGTTAATTGTTTATCCTTATTTTCATTCCTAGCTTGGCTCTGTAATTGATAAGGTGTTCCGTAGCATGTGAACTCTCCTGAAATATCTACAGATGTAACTTGGTGGTTTTGGTCAATCAGTACTTGTATTGCTTTACTAAGGTATAGTTCGTTTGTTTGCTCTAATACGCTTTCACAAGCAAGTTTCATTATTTCCTTATTGCTAAAAATGTATACTCCTGCATTTGCAATATCACTTATAGCAACCTTTTCCTGTATTTCTAATATACTATTACTTTTATCTACTGATAGGTAGCTATACAGTCCTGTGCGATCTTTATCTATGAAACTTAAAATACCATTACGTTCTACTTGTGCTAATTTACGTAAAGCTTGTTGTGATAATACTGTGTCGCAATCCATACAAACTATCTGCTCTTGTTCTCCTAACTGTGAATACGAAAGCAGAACTGTCTCTGCTGCTCCTCTAGTAGGTGTTGCGCTTTCTACAATTGTAACCCTTTCATCGAATAGAGCTCTAACCAGTTCAGTATTTTCCCTACTGCATATGATTATTATTTGAGTGAAATGCTCGTACAGGTTATTAACTACCTTCGTAATAAGGATCTCTGTATTTACTCTTATAAAAGGCTTACCCTCAGAGTATCCATTTTTTGCAAAACGCTCTCCTACACCGAGCATTGGAATAACTGCTATCATCTTTTATGTGTTTATGTTAATCTAATCCACCCCAACTCTGCAGTAGGTTGTAATACTCCTCAAAGGACTGTCCTCTGTAGATATCGCAGGACCTCTCTTTAGTTGATTCAACACTTAGTCCCGAGTTGATTGCTTGTAGGTATAGTAGCCTGCAGGTATCTCTAGGGCAGAGTCCATTACTAAAGGGTGAATCCAGTAGTTCTTTATATTTCAAATATGAGTTGCATACTGTATCCATTTCACTACTTCTTCCGTAAAAGAATATATCATAGATACGATTAGGATAATAAGCTCCACCTTCTAAATTTATATTATATACAGTCTTTTGCTGTACTTCTTCCAAAGCAAGTGGTCTTACGAATAAGCTATCAGGTCTAGCTCGAAGTACAACATCATATTTAATCCCGTGTTCTTTTTCGTAACAAATTTTTAAATTATTAGCTTTATATATTTTATACAGTTGTGTGTAACTATTAACTGTTCTTGGTGAATATTTATCTGAGAATCCTAAATTATATTCGTTCTTTGACATCTCATCTATCCATCTGTTGTAGTTTTCTATTTCAACTGATTTGATTCCAGGGTATGTATGTTTTATATAAAGTTCTAGGTCTTCTTGCTGTTCTTTTACTTCTCTTGGTGAGATATATTCGTGATTCATTGACCTACCTAAGTGGTTCCAAGTTGAGATGAATATATCAGGCTTCCAAGTTTCTAAGTACTTTTGAAAGCCATCTACAACAAGCTCGTCAGTAAAGTACCTCATTTCCCCACTCAGACAGATTGCTACTTTTAATTTACTCTTTTGCATAGTTTATATAAACTTAGTAAGTGTACTGTCTTGTCAGTTTTATTTTCTGTTCATCTACTTTTGTACTACTACTTTTACTTACCGTATCGTCATGGTCAACATATATACAAAGTACGTGTGGTATTAGTTTCATTTTCAATCCCTGATTTGACATCCGTCTCCACATCTCCCAATCAGCAATAATAGAATAATTCTGATGGTCAAATAATCCGTAGAATGTATGAAAAGCTTTTCTCCATAAAGGATCCGGTCCTGCCATACATGCTACCTGTGTGTGAAGATGGTAATTGTCCGGGTATTGTTGTATAGGTATACTTTCCAGGTCTACTCCTTGCTCTAACTGTTCCGCTGTTACTGCCACATAGTAATTATAGACTAAATCTAAATCTATATTATTTGAAAGTAGATCGTGTTTAATTTTGTTGTTGATAGGATATCTTAGATCATCTATATTCCAATTAGTAATATACTCTGCTGTAGCATTATTAATTCCAATATTCCAAGCATTGTATACTCCTAATTGGTTATCCTCTTGTATAAATCTTATATTATCAAAACTTTTAAATTTTTCAAATTTAGAAGACCATTCACTGTATATTATTAAAAACTCTATTTTATCAAAACTATCCTGCTCCTGTATGTTATCAAAGTACCTATCAATAAATTTTTCATAAGTAGATAACTTACCTATAGCTGTTATACACGATATGTTGTACTTTCTCCTAATATGGCTTGTATATTCTTTATAACTACTGTAGTTTATGTTCCATCTAGATCTAAATATGTTTGTGTCTGGTGTTACAAATTGGGATGTATGTGTGATATGGAATTGTTGATTTTCTCCGTCGATACGTAAATTACATTCTATATCTTTATTATCATGATACTCTATATTAAGGTCTAGTTTTCTAGCTAAAATACTATAAAGAGTCTGATCATGTCTACCTTCCCCCCAACCGCCAATTACAGTCCCATCGTCAAAAAAATTCTTAATATCTTTAGATAGTTCGTACATCGGTAATACATAAGAATCATATACCTGTCTAGAAACTCCTTGAAAACCTGCATCTATCCCAAAAGTATTTTCATCCATTATAGACGTATCTTGTAAATCGAACTTATCAATAAGACTATCTGTTACCATATGTTTTATCGACCTTCCACAGTCAAATAGTAAATAACCATTTTGAACAATATGCTTGAATAACTTACCTAAAGGCTTCAGTATAGTTGTACCTGAATCTAGATATAGTACATATGGATGTCTATCTAGGCAGTCTTTTATTGCTACTGGTTTCCAAGAGAATAACCCTTTCACCGATCTGTTAACTCCTGTTTTAATATCTGTTAAGATATCTGGGTTTGTTTTCTCTACTTCATAGACCTTAACTCTTTTTATGTTACTGAGTTCTGTTATCTGTTGAGAGGTAAGTCCTAGGTCGTATACACTAATCTCAACTGTATCGTTAAAGTTATGTTTATGTATACTTCCTATCATATTGATAAGGAGTGGGAAGTGTTTAGCATCCGCTGCTGTACAGAAGTACATTGGGATACTTTCATGAATATTCAAACCCCAATCTCCAAGATTAGGTATGTTATGTAAACCTATCTGTTCTTTAATCCAACTAACTCTATAGTTATCCTTGTTGTTAATATCGCTAAAAATATCGCTTCGTACCTGTAGTGGATATTCAAAGTACTCTTCTTCCCAATTAAAATCATTTACAGATGCATCGTATGCTGCATTACCTGCTACTTGTACTCCAAACTCCTTATTATTTACAAAGTCCATAACCTTCCAAAAATATTGCTTAATAGCAACATGATTTCTATCTATCCACTGTAGGTGTGCAATAAATAAGGTAGAAGGATCTATTACTTGTTGATTTTCCGGTATAGGTAGGTGAGTGGAATGCATTTGAGTCTTTACAAAGGTACAGGGATGGGTATAGCTTCCAACTCTGTCTTTATAATTATTTTTCCAAGGACCGTCTACTCGTATACTATTTACTGAGGTATACTGTATCCATTTTAGGTGAAAAACTGTATTTGGATTTTCTTCTAATAGTTTTTCTAACTCTTCTTTACTCATTGTCCCGTCAAAATACTCGTCTGCATCTAAACATATAATATTATTTGAGTATTTTTTTGCAGTATCAAATAGCAGTTGCCTATTATCTGTTTCCATTTTAACAGCATCTGTAGACTCTGTATAGGTAAGTACTTCTAATATGTTAAACTGTTCTTTAACTTCTTCAAGATACTTCAAGGTATCGTCTGTATTTGTATCTAATAGAAAAATAAATCCATCAGCATACTTTGTCCAAATTGGCAATAACTCTTTTATAAGAGGTAATTCGTTTCTGAGTTGAGCTATCTGTATTATCATACTACCTATTTAATGTGAATAAATAATCGTGACCTAATCTTCCGTTAACACCATCTTTTTTATATACTTTATAGTTATATGCATTCATCCATTCTAACATTAAATTTTCATGTTCACTATTTATATGCATTTCTATACTCCAACTTAATACAGTTCTTTTATTATTAGGTAAAAATTCTTGCAAAACATAAATCTCAGATCCTTCTATATCTAAAGAAATATAGTCAATAGTTTCTGGTGCGTTATGATTATCTAGTACGGTGTTTAGTGATTTAGTAATTTTTTTTGTTTTTCTTTTTATAGGACAGTTAAATTGAGAAGCTCCTTCAACAGTGGATAGTAAATGCTCGTAATCAGTAATTGTTTTATATTCTATAAAATCTATTTCTGTTCCGTCATTCAATATAACATTGTCATCACAGATACAGCTTCTATTTAGTTTTAACTTTTCGTAGCTTGTAATATTTGGCTCTATACATATACCATTCCAGTTATAGTATTTTTCAAGTACATAGGTATTTGACAAAAACACTCCATCACCAGCAGCTAGTTCAACAAAATATCCATTTTGTAAATTTGGAAAAACTTCTTCTATAACCCACTTATCTTGTCCGTATTGACTTTTATATTCCATAAAATTAATTTAATATAGTACTTATTTTTTGATTAAACAACTGTTGGTTGTAGTATTTTTTGTAATTCTCTTTAGCTGTTCTGCTACACTCTTCGTAAAAGTCTTTATCATCTCTTAATCTTTCAGCAAGCATGGCTGCTTTCTCTACATCTTCCACATCAACTGCTAGGTCTGGATGGCATAGTCTTTGTGTATCTACTTTCTCATTTCCTATACAAGGTATGCCAAAGTAAGCACAATTTAAACTAAATGTTCCAGCTGCTATGGTTGGCATAAGGTGTACAGCATATTTAAAAGAGCTTAATTGCTTCATCCAATCTGTCCACATCACTCTTGGTAGATGATTTATTAACTGATCCTCTCCCTCTCTCATTGCATGAGAAGTTTGTCCCCATATTGGAACTTCAAATCTCTGTGCTACTGTAAAGCTTTCCATTCCTCCGTACCATCTAGCAAAATTCCCTCCTACAATAACTTTTTCTTCTCTAATAGGGTGAATATTTTCTACTATAGAATCTATCATTAGAGTAGGTATAACGTGCACAGGTACGTTAGGAAACATTCCTTTGTAGTATTTTACATCATGTTCGTTGTGTGCAAAGATACCATCTGAGGATATTAACATATTATAGAATTGGATCTGATCAACCATTTCATAGTCGTTCCACCACCAATGAGGACCTTCCTGCACTATGTATACTTTTTTATTGTATTGTTTTAACTCTTCTATTACATTTGCAGATAGTAGTATTGATACAGGATTTACTTGATCTACTAACTTACTTCCACATGCATCTAAATATACTCTCCCCTTAGGGAAAATAATAAAAACATGGTCATAATCTCTTATCGCTCCGTAGTTGTATATACGCTTATGGTCAGCATTCAATGCATGCATCCAAGCAAACTCAGTTCGCATATTAGAGTGGTTAGAGGGAATCTTTCCCTCAAAACCCATCTCTGTTAAAAATACTATACCCATATTGTATCTGGACTGAAGAATTTATCTACAATTGTTCCGATGTATTCAATTTGCTCTAATGTAATAATTGGAGAACATCCTAGGAAGAAAGTATCTGTTGTTACTTTTCTTGATACTGGGTATTTCTCTATTACTTCTTTTGAATCAATTAAATGAGAGTATCCTGGCTGTAGCATGATGTTACCAGCAAAATAAGGTCTTGTTTGAATCTTATGCTTTTCTAAGAATTGACAGAATTCAGCTCTTGTAAAGTTCATTCCATCTCTAACTGTTAATGCAACAGCAAACCAATCTGGATCTGATTTATCTGTAGCTTTTGGTAAGATAAATTTATCTTCATACTTCTTAAAGATATCAACAATTGCTTTATGATTTCTTCTTCTTAGTACTCCAATCTCTTCTAGCTTACCTAACTGAACATTACCCATTGCTGCTTGTAACTCAGTTGGCTTTAAGTTGTATCCAATCTCTTCGTAAGTATATTTGTGATCAAAGATCTCATTAGGAAGACTTGGTAACCAATTACTAAATCTAATACCACATGAACCACATTCCAAAGCATTTGCTTTACCTTGACAGAAACATCCTCTTCCCCAATCTCTAAAGCTTCTTAGTATCTTTTCTGTATGAGCATCTTGACATGCTACAAATCCTCCTTCACCCATTGTAATATGATGTGCCGGATAGAATGAGCATGAAGCCATTTTACCGAATGATCCTAGAGGTTTTCCATCATAAGTTGTTCCTAATGCATCACAACAGTCCTCTAATAGGATTAAATTATATTTATTTACAATTTCCATCAATCGATCCATGTTAGGTGGATTACCTAATACGTGAGCAAATGTAATTATCTTTGCATCTGGATGATCAATACATGCCTGCTCTACTTGATCTAAATCTAGATTAAGAGATTCTAATTCAATGTCAACAAAGATTGGTGCAAAGCCTACTTGAATGGCAGGACTAAGTGTTGCAGGAAATCCTGCTATTGGAGTAATAACTTTAGTACCTTTTGGTAAGTTCATTCCTCTTTTAGATGTTAAAGCTAACATCATTAATAAATTAGCACTTGAACCGCTATTAACAATAACTCCCGTCTTCTGTCCTAATTTTTTAGGAAAACGTCTTTCAAACATTGCTCCTTCTTTTCCTAGAACTAACCAACCTTCAAGCATAGTTCTAACAACTGCTTGTGCTTCTTGACCATCAAAGTATGGTCCAGCATATTGGACTAAGTCCTCTCCTGCTACCCATTTCTTCTCACTGTCTTTTTTTGTAATGTACTCCTGTACTAAGTTTAAAATACTATCCATGTAACTGTTTTTATTTATTCTTTTAATATATGAAATTTCTAAATACTTTACAACTATTTTTTATAGTAATTTTCCCAGTACTCAATCATTTCATCTAACATGCTCTCAAAAGTATATTCATGCTTCCAGCCTGTTGCTTTAACTAACTTAGAACAATCTCCTTTTAGGTCATGTAACTCTTCCGGGCGTAGGAATTTCTTATCCTGCTTAACATATTGCTTCCAATCTAATCCTAACTTACCAAATACATATTCACATAACTCCTGTACTGAATGCGATACTCCTGTTGAGCAGACAAAATCATCTGGTTTGTCTTGCTGAAGTATTAACCACATTGCATAAACATAATCCTTAGCATGTCCCCAATCTCTTGTAGCGTCTAAGTTCCCTAGCTTTAATTCATTTGATAAACCTAACTTAATCTTAACTGCTTCCTTACATACTTTATTTGTAACAAAGTTTGTACCTCTGCGAGGTGATTCATGATTGAATAGAATACCGTTTGATACAAACATACCGTAAGAGTTACGGTAATTTCTACTGATACTATATGCAAATACCTTAGCACATCCATAAGGTGATACTGGATTGAGTGGTGTAGTTTCTCTTTGAAATCTATCCTCATCAATACTATTTCCAAACATTTCTGAAGATGATGCTTGATATATTTTTGTTTTAGGTGATACAAGTCTTACTGCTTCAAGTACATTTAATGTACCTATTCCTGTTGCATTAGCTGTGTATAGAGGTTGATCAAAAGATATCCTAACATGTGATTGAGCAGCTAAGTTATACAACTCATCAGGTTGTACTTTTGAAATAACTCTAACTAGTGATGCTAGGTCTGTTAGATCGGCATACTCTAGTTTAATCTTATCATAAACTGCATCTAACCTTGCTGTTTGATTCTCAGCTACAGAATTTCTCTTTACTGTTCCCCAAACCTCATAACCTTTTTCTAGTAGTAGTTCAGCTAAATATGATCCATCCTGTCCATTTATTCCAGTTATAAGTGCTACTTTATTTTCTTGCATTATCGTAATTTTCTATAAACCATTTAACTGTCTCCTTTATTCCTTGCTCAATTGGAGTATATTTAAAGTCTGGAAGGTATCTTTTTAATTTATCATTTGAGGAAGGCTTTCTAAATTGACCATCCGGTTTATCTGTTTCAAAGATAATATTGCCTTTATAGTTAAACTCTTCAGCTATTAATCCTACTAAATCTTTTATGCTTATTTCTTCTGAAGTTGTAAAGATAATTGGCTCTTCTTCGTCGTAATTCTCAACAGCCCATTTAGCTAACTCTGCTACATCTTTAGAGTAGATAAATTCTCTTAAAGGCTTACCTGTACCCCATACTCTGAAGTCTGTTTTATTTTGAATTGCTAAATACATTTTATGTAAAAGCATCGGCACTACATGTCCATGTTCTAATGAGAAGTTATCATTTGGACCGTAGATGTTAGTTGGAATTACGGAAGTATATTTCAATCCATACTGCTCTCTATAAGCTCTAATTTGAATATCTGCTAGACGTTTAGCATAAGCATATGGATAGTTTGAATTGTGAGGGAATCCATTATGTACTTGATCTTCCGTTAAGGGATAGTTTACTTTGTCTGGAAATACACAAGTAGATAAAAAAGATACTAGATTTGTAACTCCAGTCAATCTAGCTGATTCAATTACATTTGTATTGATCATCACATTATCGTACAAATATTCTCCTTTGTACTTCATATTACCTCCAAGACCTCCTACCTTTCCTGCACAATGTATAACGTGAGTTGGCTTATAACATTCAAAAGCTTTTAAAGTATCGTCTGGATTAGTTAGGTTATATTCTCTCCCTAATTTGATATCAGCATCAATAGCTGAGCCTACTAGTCCTTTTCCTCCTGTTACTAGTACTTTAGAGTGTGTCATAATAGTTATTTTGTCTTTCTTGTCTTTCGATTGTCTTTGGATGATACAAAGAGTAATCCTCTTCCATAGGGAGAGTTGTATAAGTTTTAAACCCTTCCAACCTTTCGTGAACCTTATTTACCCATTTTATCTCAGGAGAGTTTCTATAAATTCTCCATTGAAAGTCTGGCCAATTAACCCATCCTTCTGAATTTACATTCCAGTTCCATTTTTGTATATGCTCCTGCGTTAATCCTTGCACAGTATTCACCCTAGGTACTAGCATTACATCTAGCTCAGGATTTGATTCTAGAATAGAAGGTAAAGATTCTATAAGAGGTGTACAGGGAACTTCATCAGCATCTATCTGAAAGATATAATCTCCTTTACAGTATGATGTTAGTAAGTTCTTCCAATCAGCAAAGTGTCCTTGAAATTTATCTTTTATTACAGATATATTTTCTACCTCATCTACATTATCTACATAATCGTAGACTTCGATACTACCGCCTGTGTCATATAAGATGATTATCTCGTCTTCTTCTCGTTTGTTAGAAAGGAGGAAGTTGACTAGTCTTTTCACTTCCTCCAATTCATTACAAACTGTTATTGCATAACTTATTCTCATTATATTAATATACGAAAACTATTCCTGTTCTGCAACTAATACATCAAAGAATTTAATAGCGTCCAATGCATCCATGAAGTCCTTTTTATCGAACCTTTTAGCATTTTTCATATCCATTTTGTGAGTTTGACCCTCTGGATATTTAGATTTTTCTTCTTCAGCAATTTCAATAGCATTTACTGCTGCCCATTGCCAATTCTCTTTAGAAGTTCCATCTAAGAATACCATTCCTTTTTCAGGAAGTGTTACTGTAGCAGGAAACCATACTTGTTTATTTTCATCAATAAACATAAGATCCTTATACAATTCCGGAGAAGTTTCTAGAGTATCTGCTACTGGCTTTGATCCTTCAACCATTACTGTTGAACTTGTAAATCCACATCCAAAACAAAAATTAGTTTTTACTTCTTCACTTACTTGCTGTTCATAGCAAGCATTACCTCCACAGTGTGGGCAATCAATTAATTTTTCTTCCATTATACTTTTTGTAATTTAGGTAATTCAATTTTTTTCAATTGAGGTAGTTTAAGTTGAACCTGCTTTGGAAACTCAGGTACATACTGTGTTAGAAGGTTATCTACCGTCTCTCTCATATTATCATATGAGAACTGTGTTCTTGATTTATGCCCTTGTCTCTTTGCTGCAGTTTTCCATTTATCATAATCATCATAAACTTCTTTTAATGCTCTTCCTACCTCAACTGGATCTGGGGTAAACCATTGACTTTCTCTTAGAATCATCTTATCGATTGCTGCTGAAGGATGTACTTGTGTTAGTGTTCCTCCGATCAATTTAGTAAATTCTTTATCTAAGAAATCAACTTGACCTGACCAGGCTGATGCTATAATTGGCTTATTTACTAAACTAAATTCAAGTAATGGTCTACCAAATCCTTCTCCTTTTGTTAGAGTAACCATTGCCTTTACTTTACTATGATTGTATAGTTCATTTACTTCTGCATCAGTCATCTCACCATGAAGTAAGTAGATGTTTGGTAAATTTCCTTTTACAGTCTGTCTTATTGCATCAATCTTATCCAATACAGCTTCTCTATCCATAATAGAGGTTCCTGATCCTGCTTGTACTTTAAGGATAAGTCCAGGTCGTTTTCCTTTTTGTTTATTCTTAAATGTCTCTAAGAATGCTTTAATGGTATATCCAATATTCTTTCTATCCTCTCCTACCTCTCCTGGAAGCCAGTGACCTACTACGAGGTAGTTCCAGCTTTCTTCAATTGAATCAAGATCTAGATTTGATGTTGTGGTGAAGTATTTCTCAATATCAACCCCTTCAAATAGAACTTCCATTTTTGTTTGTAGTTCAACTGTACCTGTTATTTGTCCTGTTCTATTATCTTGTACATTGAATTTACTTTCTTGAAATACTTTCTTAGCATGTTCAGATGAAACTAAAACTAAATCCATATTATTACATCCCTGTACCCAAGAAGCATCACAAAGTGTAGTCTCAATACCGGCTGTTACTCCGATATTATACTTACCTATCTTTTGAAATTCATTTGGTACTGTAATTTGAATCCAAATATCTGGCTGTTGTGTTAGCTGTGGAATGATTCTAGATGCTAGAGATTCATTACTATGATCTTGTAAGTATCCAAATCTCGTATTACCCCATCTCTGAGATAGTATCTTTACATCGTATTTATCTAGATCGATAATTGATTGTACAAAGTCTCTTGCTCTTGCCCCATACCCTGAATATGTATCGATAGGGCAGCTTACTACTAATGTAGGTTTACTCATAACTAGTATATTAATTTATGTGTTATACGTTTTTTTGGTCTATCTGTAACTTTATGTAATTCGAATCTAGGTCTTGGTGTGAACTTCTCAAATGATTCATTCATTGCATCAATTACATTCTCACACATTTGTCTTGCTGACATTCCTGATTCGTCCGATGTTACCCATTCTCTGGCTAATAATCCTTTTGCATCTCTTTCTTCTTTTGGCATATCATATACATCACATAATGCTTTTGCTACATCTTCAGGAGCACATCTATCATCAAAGATATAAGGAGTAGGAACTGAACCGACTAATGATATGTTTGAAGGAAATACGGGCACTGCCCAGTCCCCACAATCCTTAACTGTCTTTCTATGATTGGAAGGGAAGTTAGGAGTAAAATCAATCCACTTACCATCATGCTCAAATCTCATTTGATCTTGCATTCCTCCAGTTACATTTGCAATAATCATTCTACCGGCCATCATAGTTTCAGTTAATGATAATCCCCATCCTTCATTTGAAGTAATAAGCATTCCTACATCAGCTACATTGTACAGTAGATTCATTTGAGGTGTATCTAATTTATCTTGAGAGAAGAATACATTTACATTCTCATCACAAAGAGCTTCTCTTACAGCATAAAGATCTGTTCCATTTTCATCTACAGCTTGTGTATGCATTACTAAAGCACATTTTTTTGATCTCTCTTCTCCAATCATATCACAAAACATCTTGTAAGATAAGATTACATCTCCTGGAGATTTTCTTCTGATGTTTCTTGAATTGAAAAGAACTACAAAGTCAATTTCTCTTTCTCCAAACATTTTCTTTCTAAACTCCTGTAACAATCCAAAATTCTCATGACCTTCTCTAATTGGAAAGAAATGCTTATCGTTTATTCCGTGAGGAACATATTTAATAATTTTATCTTTAGCTACTTCTCCTAGAACAATCTCATTGATGTTCTTAGTTTGTTTTGAAATTGCCATTAACAAATCACATGACTCGTAATACGATTTATTATATAAAGGAGCAGGAAGATCATCCCAAATATTCAAATAGTGAATTGGAATTTGATTTCTAATTTCTCTTTCAATTTCAAATAACCAAGTCCAATATCTTGGATCTGTAAAGATAAAGATTGCATCTGGCTTTTCTTGTTGGATCAAACTTCTAACAAGCATAGCATCTCCATATCCATTATTTGGTAATACCCTTACCCAGGCATCATCCAGTCCAGTAAAGTTATTTACCTCGGCTGAAATATCAATTCCTTTTCCTGCTTCAGGGTGATTGATTGCAGCTCCAACATTAATCCAGTTGAAGTGGTGAGCTGTTCCTACGACTATCTCTCTGGCCATAGTTGCGATACCGGAATGCATCCTAATATCATCGCATAACAAAAGAATCTTCTTACGATCCTCTTTCTTTACATAACGAAAATTGTCTTTCATGTAACTATTTTAATTTAATATTTATTTGTGAATGTAATTTCTTCTTAAACTCTTCTTCTGTAAGATATAAAAAAATTGCTCTGTCTACAAGCTTTTGTAGAGAAAATTTATGTCTTATACATTCTTCTTTGAATTCTTGGAACAATTCCTGTTCCACTTTAACCGATGTTAGTTTTTTTGTGTCCATATTTATATTTGTTTAACTATATATAAATATATACTAAAATCAAAAACTAGCACCACAATGCTCTGTATTTCTGTAAGAGCAAAACATACAATTCGATTTGGAAGGAGCTTTATCATATTCTTTATCTATATATTGACCTTTATCATCAAAAGCATCTTGAATGAATTTTGTTAAAGCATTACTTGCTTGACCTCTTTTTATCTTACCTGATGGTGGAATAAATTCCTGTACTCTCTTTCCCATTGCTGGATATTCAGGATCGGCAGGTACTTTTCTTTTTACAATAAAATACTTTACATCCACTTTTTCTACATCAATTTGAAATTGTTTTGCTAGGAATTCTTTGTAGAGAAGAAGCTGAGCTAATTTTTTATCATCCTTTTTAGCATATTGATTCCATCCTGATGTTGATGTTTTAATATCGATGATAGTGTATCGATCATCCTGCTCATCATATAGAAGTAAATCGATATATCCTTTAAAGAAAATATTCTCAGATATTTTATGCAGTAAAGGAATTTCTACTCCGACCAGCTTAATATACTTGGTTCCAAAGAAGGCAGAGCGTTTCTTCTTAATGTACTTTAGGATTTCAATACCATCATTATGAAACTCAGATAACTCGTTAGAACTAGAAAAATGCTCTCCATATCTTTCTTTTTCTTCTGCATATACCGTTTGCATTTTAGTAAGAAGTAATGCATCTAAATCCATCTCCATTGCTTTCTTTACTGTTCCTTCATATAATTCAGTAAGCCATTCTTGAAGTGTTTCATGAAATGCTGTACCAAATACAGTATGAATGGAAGGTTTATATTCCTGAAGCTTTTTGATATAACTCAATGCCCATTGATGAGGACAGGTATTATATGCTAGAGTCTGTGAATATGAAATAGATTTTTCAATTTCGTAATTAATAACCTTAGGCTGATAGTCTCTAAAGATCTGTAATTGTTTAAGATTCTTTTTTGCCATCTTTTAGGTTTTTAATTTCTCTTTTCAAATACCATAGAGCTTTTTCAAGTTCTTGGATTGTTTCATCTTTCTTTCCAGCTCTTGAAATATACTTAACAGTATTTCCTAAACAGAATCCTAAGTCCCAAGCCTCTATAACTTTAATTGCTTCGTAGGGATTATCTTTTCCTCCGTAATGTTTTGGATGATTTACTAATTCTTTCTTTGGTTTGTCTTCATCAATAGTAAAGGTTCCTTCTCTATCATTCATAATAACTAATTTATATAACTATAATATAATAAAAAAGGCCTGCGAAAGCAAGCCTGGATTATAAAAATTTAAAAGTAATTTCTACTTCAATAGAAGGTACACCGAGGAGAAGATCCCCAAACCCGTAGTTACTTTCCAAAATAGAGAACTTCTTCTTTTACTCTTTACTTCTTTAGTTAGATCGTCTGTAAGCTTTTCGTATTGACCGATTTGTAAATCTTTTTGCTGGATCATAAATTGTGTGTTTGTATCTTTTTCTTCATACAATTCAAGCATAGCTGTTTTAACTTTACTTACATCTTCAAGTTTATCTATTTTTGAGTATAGTAATTTTATCTCTTCAACACATCCATCATAACGTAATAAGTCTTTTGCAACTTGTCTTGCTACTGGTGT